TGAAAAAGCAGTAGAAGATCAATTACTAAATCACGGTTTTACTGAGGCTAATTTGCCTTTGCCTAAAGGCAAAAAAAGTGCTATTACTAAGGCAGAGCGAAACGCAGCGTTAGAAAATCCAAAAATCCTTTTAGGGATTAAAAACAACTCTTACGTTTCGCAACCATGCGGTACCCATGACAGCCCAGATTTTATTGTTAATTATAATAATAAATTATATTTTATAGAGTGTAAAAGCGGAAACAACTATAAGCCTGTATTCAATAGTGGCCTACCTAAGCCCAGTTATATTTACATTTTTTGCTCTAAAAAACTCAACGAGACAACAGTGTTTATGGGTAAGGACATAGTGAATGATGAGCAAAGAAGGATCCTTCTAGAGCACAAAAAGAAGCAACAAGAATTAGACAGAGAAACAAACCGTCGCTTAAAAGATTCAGATTCCCTAGGCAGAGGTATTGACTATTACACAAGACCAATGTATAATCAATCAGGTAACAAGGAAAAGACAAACTACTTTACTCATCAAAATAGGACAAAATCAGAACAAAGGGTGCTAAAATATGTCTCATAAATTATTTGTAGGAAATTCACTAGATATTTTAAAAAACTGTCCAGACAACTCTATCGATGCCTGTATTACTGACCCTCCATATGGGATGGGAATGGAGCACTGGGATCATTCGGTGCCATCTGTCGATATTTGGAACGAAGTGAAGAGGGTCTTGAAGCCAGGAGCTTTTTGTTTAAGTTTTTGTAGTCCGCAGCTCTATCATAGAATGGCATCTGCCGTCGACGATTCGGGTCTCTTGATAAAAGACCAAATAATTTGGATGATTACAACTAAGATGGCAAAAAAGAATGGACTCAAGCCAGCCCACGAACCAATCGTTGTTGCTCAGAAAAAGCCAGAGGGTTCTATCCAAGCTAATTTTGATAAGTGGGGCACTGGGGTTGTGGACACTGATAATAATAGAACTCCATGGGATGGTAAGCCGCCTACAGGCTGGGTTAAAGGCGGCCACCAGCGCCGCCGCTTTGGCAAAGATGAGAGATGTGAAAACTCTAAGTGTAAGCATGTCTTCACAAAAGAAGAAAAGTATTTTTTTGCTTTTTTTAGTGGTTTTATGGGTATTCCATTCGGATGCCCCAAGTGCGGACACAACAAGATTTTAGGAACTAGTGGTTCCCAAAAAGAATTTGGAAAAGAGGACGCAAACCCGAAGGGCAGAGTCCCAATGAATATTGTGGGATATTTCGACGACCCAAATCATCAAAAGTACTTTTACGCCCCAAGGGTTACTAGAAAGGAGAGGGGGGAGTTCAACGATCATCCTACTCCAAAGCCAATATCTTTGATGACTCATTTAGTGAGGCTTTTTTCACCAGCGGACGGTACCGTTCTTGATCCCTTTTGCGGCTCAGGGTCTACTGGAATCGCGGCTTTAAATGAGAGCCGTAAATTTATCGGAATTGATTTAGAAAAACATTACATAGACATAACAGAGAAGAGAATTAATTTACTTGTTGACAAAGAGTAACAAATAAAGTATAATAGTAATATAAACAGAGGTTAAAATACATGACAAAAAAACGACAAAATAACAATGTGGTACACTTTAGGGACAATAGGGATACGGATGTACTTAGGAGCACAATTCATTCTGCTCATTTAGGCCTTAATATGATTGCCCCATTTAATGACACGGACATGAGATCTAAGAACGTGTGGGGCGTAATCGAAGCGAGCTGGAAAAGAGGCGATTGTCAAATTTTCTTCCGAAAAGACTTTGATTACAAAAAGCTGGTAGATCCAGCATACATACATATGTATTTTTTTCAAGTGAGGTCAAATCACAGGCTCCAAGAAAGGGTGAAAAACAATAAGATTAAGTTCTTTGGAGCCGATCCTGAGGAATTAAGAAAGGCACCAATAATATTTAAGTTTGATGATAGTGGTAAAACGATCTATTGCCCTATCGTCGGTAACGCCCGCGGCTATTGCTTCAAAAGCGAACAAGTTGAAATGCCGGCAATAATTGTCGATTGTGAAGCCATGGCTATAAATGATGTTCTGCAATTCGCCTTCGAAAGCGCCAGTAGATCCAACGAGTCCGACCCAGATGATGTCGAACCAGAGACACAAGATGATTATATACAACAACTTGCTGCTAACGCAACCCTACTCAAGCTAGCGAACCCAAAGATCACTAGCGAGGAGTTGGAATCCGAGTTAGACAGCTGGCTGAGTAGGAAGGTCAAGTATTCAAAACCGGAGTCAGCTGCTCACCGTAAGAGCCTCATAAACAAAGCTCTTGGTAACGGTAGAGCAGAAGCATTACCAGACCCTGATGAGGAAATAGTTGAAAGAAATTGGAAACGTTTTTTCAGGGGTGGATTCAACATGTCAAAAACAGACAAGGTTCTTAAGATAAAGAACAACGGCTACTTCGCCGACGTTGAGAGAACGCTATATGCCCAATGGAAGAATCGAAATAGTTCTTCGAGAATGTCTGCTTGGTTGACTCTTAGGGTCGGAACTGATACCGGCAAAGCGATTACAGAAGTTAAAGCTGTACTGAAAGGAAGGAAAAAGCTGCTCGACCAGCTAACGAGCTATAATAAGCATCCCAAACTAGAGGCATGTGAATTTCCGATTATCCAGAAAGTCATGTTTGTAAAACAGCTCGCGGGTGATGACGACTACACCGCATATGAGTGGAACCCAGATGAAGAGTGTTTCATGGAGTGTGAAGAACAAAATACAGTTGACAGAACAATAAAAATATAGTAGTATTATATTCAGTTGGTCGGGATATTTGCCGACCTGCTATAGCCGAAGTGCAAAAAAACAACATAACCATATAGGAGGCAATAAATATGGGACTTAATTTAGACGCAATGAAAGCAAAGCTTGATAAGCTTAATGGAAAGGGAGACGGCAAGCGAAACATGTTTTGGCGTCCCGAAGATGGAGAAAGCAATATTCGTATTGTTTCAACTCCCGATGGAGACCCCTTCAAGGAGCGGTTCTTCCACTATAATGTAGGCGAAGCACGTAGCTTCCTCTGCCCAAAGCGAAACTTTGGAGATAACTGCCCAGTTTGTGATTTCGCAAACAAACTCTGGAACGAGGGCACAGAAGAGAGCAAGAAGCAAGCAAAGGACTTGTTCGCAAAGCAGCGCTTCTTCTCACCAGTCTTGGTCCGAGGCGAAGAGGCCGAAGGCATCAAGGTTTGGGGTTATGGTAAGATGGCTTATGAAAAGCTTCTTACGATTGTTCTCGACCCTGATTATGGTGATATCACTGACCCAGAGACAGGTAATGATTTGAAGCTGATGTATGGCAAGCTGCCTGGTGCTAGCTTTCCACGAACAGATATTCGACCTCGACCTCGCAAGACCATTCTTTGCGACGACGCTGTGGGTGGTGATGAAAGGTGCGCAGAGCTTTTGGAGACTATTCCAAACTTTGAAGATATCTTTGACCGTAAGACCACAGAGGAGGTACAGAGTATTCTCGACCAGTTTCTGGCCTCGGGAGAGGGAAACTCAGAAGTCCAAAAGTACGGAACCAGCACTGAAGCAGGAGGTTCCAATTCCGTTGAAGCAGCTTTTAACGATCTTTTGAATTCCTAGGAGGTAAACGGTGGCTAAATCAAAAGTAACGAAACTTAAAAAGGGCTCTCTTGATATTGCTGCCGTTCGCAGTATTATCAACAAGAAAGCTGGTAGAGAGGTTGCTCATTCACTACAAGACAACAACCCAACCGAAGTGAATGAGTGGATACCTACAGGGTCAAGGTGGTTGGACTCTATTATCTGCAAGGGTAAGCTCGCAGGTATTCCAGTCGGCAAAATCTCAGAGATTGCTGGCTTGGAAGCGACAGGTAAATCATTTATGGCTGCTCAGGTAGCCGGCAATGCTCAAAAGATGGGCATTGATGTGGTTTACTTTGATTCAGAGTCTGCGCTTGACCCAAGTTTCCTAGAACGAGCTGGTTGTGACCTTGAGCGACTTATGTATGTTCAAGCAGAATCAGTCGAGTTTGTTTTGGAAACTATTGAAGAGTTGTTGGGGACAGGGAACAAGTGGTTGTTCATTTGGGACTCCCTGGCCCTAACACCTTCTATTTCTGATGTTGAGGGTGATTTCAATCCTCAATCATCAATGGCTGTAAAGCCAAGGATTTTGTCAAAGGGCATGGCTAAATTGACCATTCCTATTGCTGATGCTAACGCTTCATTGTTGGTTCTCAATCAGTTGAAGACCAATATGGCCGCACGTACTCCTGCGGAAGCAATGACAACTCCTTACTTTACACCAGGTGGTAAGGCTATGTCTTATGCCTATTCTCTTCGTGTCTGGCTTACTGCTAGAAAAGCGAAGGCTTCGTTCATTGTCGATGACAATGGATATCGTGTCGGCTCTGAGGTCAAGGTGAAACTCGAAAAGTCTCGCTTTGGTACAGCCGGCAGAACCTGCAACTTTAAGATTCTTTGGGGCGATGAGGATATCGGAGTCCAAGATGAAGAAAGTTGGTTCGATGCTATTCAGGTTTCTGAAAGGCTCAAGCAGTCAGGAGCATGGTACACTCTTGTGAAGAATGACGGCTCAGAAGAGAAGTTCCAGCGGAAGGGCTGGGCTGAAAAACTTTTGAAGGAAGATTTCAGAACAAGTGTCTTGACAATCATGGACGAAGATGTTATTATGAAATTCAAGAATAGAGAAGGCAAAGCTGACGATTTCTACGATACGGAAGACCCTCCGGTAGAAACCGACTAACCCCCACACCTTGCCCGGTCTATGACCGGGCTTTTTTTTTGGAGAATAAAATGAAGAGAGTAATGATTGTTGATGCGTTCAATCAGTTTATCCGGGGCTATATTGTAGACCCAAGTAAAAACCCCAATGGCAGTCCCATCGGTGGTATGAGAACATTTATCAATATTATGAACAAGATTACCAGAGAGATTAATCCTGATATGATTGTTGTAGTATGGGATGGTAAGGGCGGCTCAAAGAAACGTAGATCCATGAACAAGAACTATAAGGCGGGCAGAAAGCCTCTCAGGGTCAATTGGAACTCTGATGAGATGACAGCTCAAGACACAGACAATAATAAGCTCTGGCAGCAACTACGGGTCATTGAATATCTAAATCAAACACCAATGGTCCAGTTCATGGAACCAGAGGTGGAGGCCGACGACGTAATCTCTTATGTTAAGTCCTCCTCGATGTTTGAGGATTGGCAGAAGGTTATTGTATCTGCCGACAAGGACTTTATTCAACTTTTAGACGACAAGACGCTATTGTTCAGGCCAATTCAGAAAGAGGTCCTAAACACTAACATCGTAATCGAGAAGTTTGGTATTCATCCTAGAAACTTTGCTTTAGCACGAGCCATGGCTGGAGACCCAAGCGATAACCTTGCTGGCGTGCCTCGTGTTGGACTAGGTACAGTCGCCAAGCGCTTCTCTTTTCTCAAGGAGGATAATGATTACTTTATTGATGACATTTTGCATGAGTGCCAGAAAGAGGACAACAAGCTAAAAATCTACAAAAGTGTCCTAGACTCTGAGAGGGTCATTGAGGAAAACTATAATATTATGCAACTTTCTTCCCCACAGATGTCAGTTCAGTGTAAGCACAGAATTGACGAAACCTTCGAAGAATATACACCGCACTACAATCAAACCGAGATGCGGAAATTGATGATAAAAGACGGTGTCTTAACTGTTAATATGGTAGATTTGGAACAAAAATTTAATGATATTATTACTTCCTTTTCAGGATAAATGCTGTTATAATATCTAAGTATCTATTACAAAGCAAAGGGAGAGCATGGAAACCTCAGTTAGTTTTTCAAAATTCGGTAAATCATTTCAGGAAGACTTGTGTCACCTTGTTTTGAACGACAGAGCATTTGCTGACCAAATGTTTGAGGTGCTCGACCTAAGCTTTTTAGAACTAAAGCATCTAAGAGTTTTTGTAAAGAAGATTAAGGATTATAGAAAGAAATATGGAGTCCACCCCACATCTAATATTATGCATTCCATCATTCGAACAGGTTTGGATGGAGAAGCAGAATCAGTCAAAGTCCGCATCAGAGAATATTATGCGAGGGTCTTGGCGAATGGAGAGATACCGAAGTCTTCTGAATATATCAAAGATACTGCTCTTGATTTCTGCAAAAAGCAAAAACTAAAAGAAGCACTCATCAAGTCTGTTGACCTTATCAAGTCATCATCATTCGACGAAGTATCCAAAATTATTGACGGAGCCCTAAAACTAGGCTCAGACAATACTCTAGGCTATGAATATCTGGCTGACTTCGAAAAGCGCTTTGAGATACGAGCTAGAAACCCGATAACGACTGGCTGGAAGCAGATAGACGATATTGCCAAGGGTGGCTTAGGTAAAGGTGAGTTAGGGGTCGTAGTGGCTCCTACTGGCGCTGGTAAGTCTATGGTTCTTGTTCATCTCGGCGCTCAAGCAATTAAAGCCGGCAAGAATGTTCTTCACTATACTTTAGAGTTAGGAGACACGATTGTAGCCGGCAGATATGATGCTGCTATCACTGGAGTTGAATTGAAAAATCTTGGTGTCTTTAAAGAAAAGATTTACGATGAGATTAAAGATTTAACGGGGAAGCTGATTGTAAAAGAATACCCAACTCGCTCAGCGAGCATCCAAACAATCAAGAATCATATCGATAAGTTACGACGTAGGGACTTTGTACCAGATATGATTATTGTGGATTACGGCGACCTAATAAGACCAGAATCTTCAAAACGAGATGAGAAAAGACACCAATTAGAGACTATTTACGAAGAGCTTAGAGGTCTGGCTCAAGAAGTTGAATGTCCATTATGGACGGCGTCTCAGACAAACCGATCGGGTCTGAATGCCGAAGTCATTACAATGGAGTCTATATCGGAGGCGTTTAACAAGTGTTTTGTAGCAGACTTTATTTTTACAGTCTCTAGAACAATAGAGGATAAAAACACCAACCAAGGACGTATCTTTGTCGCTAAGAACAGGAACGGCCCAGATGGTTTGGTATATCCTATATTTATGGATACGAGCAATGTAAAGATAAAAGTCCTGCCACCAAGCAATGAGTCAGTTAGTGATATAATGGAGAAATCCTCAAGGGAACGATTAGATAATTTAAAACAAAAGTACGCAAATTTTAAAAAGGAACAAAAAGGAGCAAGTTAGAATGGAGCTATCAAATAAAATTTTATCAGAAATCACAGTACATATGAAGTACGCTCGCTATCTTGAAACAGAGCAGCGAAGAGAAACATGGGACGAGTTAGTTACTCGTAATATGAATATGCATTTAAAGAAGTTTCCAAACATGGAGCTTCAAGTTAGAAAAGCATATAAAATGGTTTTTGATAAGAAAGTTCTTCCATCGATGCGCTCCATGCAGTTTGGTGGAAAGCCAATTGAGGTTGCTCCAAATCGCATCTTTAATTGTGCTTTCATGCCAGCTGATGACTGGCGATGTTTTGGAGAGGCTATGTTCCTGCTACTTGGTGGCACCGGCGTTGGTTACAGCGTACAAAAGCACCATGTAGAGAAACTACCAGAGGTTACGAAACCAAATGAAAAGAGAACACGTCGTTTTCTTGTAAATGATTCTATTGAAGGTTGGGCTGATGCTGTAAAGGCGCTCGTGCGCTCTTACTTCCAGGGCGGCTCACACCTTCGTTTTGATTTTTCAGACATCCGCCCCAAAGGTGCTGCTCTCATTACTTCTGGAGGTAAAGCCCCAGGACCCCAGCCTCTTCGCGAGTGCTTGGTCAAACTAGAAGGTATGCTGTCACAGAAGGACAATGGAGATAAACTAACGCCAATCGAAGTACACGATATGATCTGTCATATAGCTGACGCTGTGCTGGCAGGCGGTATCCGAAGGGCTGCTCTGATTTCACTATTCTCGGCTGATGATGAAGACATGATTGCTGCTAAGACCGGCAACTGGTGGGAAACCAACCCACAGCGTGGTAGGGCAAACAATTCTGTCGTGCTTCTTCGTCACAAGATTGATAGAGAATACTTTATGGACTTGTGGGACAGAGTGAAAGCATCCGGCGCCGGCGAGCCTGGTTTCTACTTTTCTAATGATAAAGACTGGGGAACAAACCCTTGCTGCGAGATTGGACTTCGACCATTTCAGTTTTGTAATCTCACAGAGGTAAATGTATCAAATGTCGAGTCCCAAGAGGACTTGAACGAAAGAGTGAAGGCTGCAGCATTTATTGGCACACTACAAGCCAGCTATACAGATTTTCACTACCTTCGCGATGTTTGGCGAAGAACAACAGAAAGAGATGCACTTATTGGCGTGTCAATGACAGGTATTGCCTCAGGTGCAGTTCTTGCTCTGGATATGAAAGAAGCCGCAAACTGCGTAAAGCAAGAGAATGCTAGAGTCGCAGAGCTTATTGACATTAAGCCAGCAGCAAGAACAACCTGTGTCAAACCAGCCGGCACAACAAGCTTAACCCTGGGCACAAGCTCGGGCATTCACGCTTGGCACAATGATTACTATGTCCGCCGCGTTCGTGTTGGCAAGAATGAGCCGATTTACGCTTACTTGTCGCAAAATCACCCAGAGCTTATTGAGGATGAGTATTTCAGCCCGCATACAACTGCTGTTATTTCTATACCGCAAAAGGCACCAGATGGCTCGATCCTTAGAACTGAATCTGCCTTACAACTGCTGAAGCGAGTAAAGCATGTAACTGATGAGTGGGTAAAGCCTGGTTTCCGTAAGGGTCAGAATACTCACAATATCTCTGCTACTATCTCTATCAAGGACGCAGAGTGGGTAGACGTTGGTGAATGGATGTGGGAAAACCGCAGTAGTTACAACGGCTTATCTGTTTTGCCATTCTCAGACCACACCTACAAGCAAGCACCATTTGAAGACTGCTCAAAGGAAACTTACGAAGCACTTATGGCATCTCTTACCAGCATTGATCTTACCAAGGTCACAGAAGAAGAAGACAATACCGACCTCAAAGGCGAGGTAGCATGCGCAGGTGGAGCCTGTGAAGTAAAATTTGTCTAAAAACCTCTTGACATCTACGATATAATATAATATCATATTAAAAGAACTTAACACGAAGGAGTAAAAATGAGTTCCAACGATGATAAACTACTAACAACCGAAGAGCACCTTTCCAATTTTGTAAAAGAATTCTCTGCCATTGAGGACGCAATGGAGCCATTCAAAGAGCAACGAAGAGACCTAAGAGAATCCTATGATGAGAATGGTTGGCTTTCGAAAGAAGAGATGCGCTTGGCCGTGAAGGCTTATAGGCTTGTCAAGTCAGATACCGACATGGAGCAGCTGACAGATTATTTCAACAGGCTGAAAAGAACAGTGAGGGCTATTGACCATGTCTAGAATTCCACCAGTTTTAAAACCCGTTAACAGGCACTTGACTGTTATCCCACACACCAAAAAGAATGAGACTCAAGCAGGGGTTTTGTTGCCTGACGACTTCAAACAAGAAGAGGACAGGTTTGTTACCGCAACTGTTCTTGACGTTGCAGCTGATTGCGCACCAGCCTTTCAAAAAATGAGAGGACACTCTACCGACAGCAGAGTTGTTGTTGTGGAGCGTTCCATGGTAGAAGAAATTACAGTCGCTGACAAGTCATACTTTACAGTGCTTGAGAATTATGTAGTAGGCATCTTGCGAGGCGCGAATGAAAATCAGCTTATTTGACGATGGTATTGGTTCCGTAGAGTATATTACACACATGGGCGATGACTTAACGATAGTCAATGCAGCTCGTGTTAGCTTTGGAGCAGAAAAGGAGAGTTTGGATGAGAAAGATATTAAACTTATTAACTATCTCATGCAGCACAACCACACTAGTCCATTTGAGCATTGTTCTATTACAATGCGTTTTGTTGTTCCTCTTTTCATAAGATCTCAACATCACAGGCATAGAACTTGGGCTTATAATGAAATTAGCCGAAGGTACACCAGTGTCGACATGAAGTTCTATAGTCCAGAGAAGTTTAGGACGCAGCATAAGAGTAATAGACAGGCTAGTAATGATGAGTTAGTCAATCCATTACTCGATTCTGCATATTTAGGCATAGGCTACGAGACAGCCCAGGCCGCAGTTGCTATGCAGAATACTAGGAGTGTGAACTTGTTCAAGGCCCTTCTCGATGCGGGGGTTTGTAGGGAACAAGCAAGAGGGGTGCTGCCTCAAAATCTATATACTGAGTACTATGGCACTGCCAATTTGCACAATCTATTGAAATTTATTTCTCTGCGAGTTCACGAAGGCGCCCAGTGGGAGATTCAGCAAGTTGCAAAAGCGTGCTTGCAGATAGCAAGACAACACTTTCCACATGCTGTGCAGTCATACATTAAGAAGCATAATATGGAGCTACAATGAAGAAAATAATGGTCTCCGGTGGGTTCGACCCTATTCACGTCGGCCATGTCAGAATGATATTAGAGGCAGCAAAGCACGGAGACGTGATAGTTGTTGCTAATTCTGACGACTGGCTGATGAGGAAGAAGGGGTACGTATTCATGCCATGGAACGAAAGAGCAGAAATTATTGAATCAATTAGGGGTGTGCGCACTGTTACGACCGTCGATGATTCGGACGATACCGTCTGCGAGGCAATAGAGAGAATCAAGCCCGACGCATTCGCAAACGGTGGGGATAGAAAGGGCAATAATACGCCTGAGGTTGCTTTATGTAATCACTTCAATATTGAGCTTCTTTGGAATGTCGGCGGCGGAAAGATCCAGAGTAGTTCCGATTTAGTGAAGAACTCAGAGGGAAAGAGATGAAAAAGCTTATTGTTCTGCTGATGTTGGTTGTGTGTTGTGATGATGACACAGCACAGTTAGGAATCAAGCAGCCCCACCAAAAAGACTCAAAGGCAAGTATTGCAACCTTTGATAAAGGCGCATCGGACCTGGGTGCGGACTTGTTTTTTCTACAGGTTGATGCTGCCAAAGACGCAGAAGCTGACCAAGAGGTTGATGCAGTCGTGCCCATTTGTGATGTTACAACAACTGACAATCCAGAGCAATATTGCTTTTGCTTTCCAGAGTGCTGCTCTAGGCAACGGTGGTTCTGCCCTCCAAGCCCTACACGAGATGTGGAATCAATTGACCTAGTGTTAGAGATATGCGACGAAAATAAGCAGCCATGTAACTTTGATGAAGATGAAGGTTGCCCACCGCCTGAAATTATATTTAGAACCCCGTGTTCTGTAACAAGTGAGTGCCCACCTGGCTCAGAGTTGGGCTCTGTTACTTGGTTTAATTGCGAACCAGAAGAAGGTGTCGCAGGTAGGCAAAAAGTAATCTGTAGCAAGGGCAGTCTTATCCATGGACCTTGTGAGCCTTGTGTTGAAGAGCAGTGCAACAACAAGGATGATGATTGCGACCAAAAAGTTGATGAAGGTATTTTTGAGTGCGAGACTGAATGCGGCCTTGGTACTGGTGTTTGTATTGATGGAAACATAGAGAGGTGCGACGTTCGAGAGCCGGCTGAAGAAGTATGCGATTTCGAGGATAACGATTGTGACGGCAGCATAGACGAGGGCCAGAGGAATGCCTGTGACCTGTGTGGACCCACACCGGTAGAAGAGTGTAACGACGAAGACGACGACTGTGACGATTTATTAGATGAGAACCTAGAAAGAGAGTGTCAGTCCATCTGCGAGCGCGGCACAGAGACTTGCAACCAAGGCAACTGGAACTCTTGCACAGCAAGACAACCTGTAGATGAAGAGTGTGATGGCCTCGACAATGATTGCGATGGTAATGCTGATGAGGGACTAGAGTGTCTATGCACTATCGACCAAGTCGGAGTTTTGCTACCCTGTGCCGAACCACCACTTAGATGTGGCGGAGGATTTAAGACCTGCGAGTGTCTAGACGTGGATTGTCAGCAATTAGCCATGGGCGAGTGTAAGGCTCTGTGTGCTCATATCGAAGACCCAATAGGTCCCGATTGCGACCCGAGGCAGGGCATCATCATACAGGAAGAGCTATGCAATAACTTTGACGAAGACTGCGATGATCTTATAGATGAAGGAGTAGAGAGGAATTGCTACACAGGGCCACCAGAAACACTAAATGTTGGTATATGCGCACCAGGCACACAAACCTGTGTCGATGGCCAGTGGGGTGGTAGTGATGGTAATACGTGGGTTGCTAATGTCTGTGAGGGCGAAACTATTCCGCAAGAAGAAGTTTGTAATGGCGCCGATGACGATTGTGATGGAGAGATAGACTATGGCGAAGAGATAGCCAACACAGATATTCTTCTTATTGTGGATACAAGCGGCTCAATGGACGAAGAGATAAGAGCAGTGCTAATAGCTTTAAACAGATTTGCTCAACACTTCTCGGCTCAAAACTCTATTCACTGGGCTATGATCGCCGGCCCGTTTGTTGGGGAGGACCCTGTTACAGGTTGGAGAAAAGAATTCTTGAGAATCATATCAGACATATCGCCATTCCAGGATTTTCTGGCTAGGTTCCAGGCATTGGACCCAGAGGATTTTGATGGCGGAGAAGAGATGCTGAAGGACGCTGTTTATATAGCTATGAGAAACCTAAACCCAAATGGTGTCAGTCTAGACAACTCGTCCTGGGTTGACGGGGCCCTATCAGAACCTCCCCTTGAGCAATTTATAATCAACTGGAGACAAGACACAGATAGGATAGTCATTGTTTTTTCTGATGAGGATGAACAAACATACTTGAGGCCTCCTATTGGCAACCAAGCACTTGTAGACGCTGTTAATGGTGCTCCAAATACAAAATTATATACATTTGCTCTGCCTTTTTATGGGTGGGATGAGATGGCGTCGGATGCAGGTGGTGAGGCATTTGGGCTGACTAACAACTCAGCACAGATGTATAATGACTTGATGAGCATTATCGACGCGGCGTGTTTGCCGAGAGAAGGAGAAGAGCAGGGAGCTATGTTTTATAGATACAGGCAGCAATATATATATGCTAGTTATCCTCATGAAATGGTATGTTATTAAGTGACGTTGTAATAGGGCATTCGATGGAGTCTGCCCTGTTTGCTTATGTAAACGACTTTTATCATATACAGAGTTCTAACTTTTATCCCTTGTTCTTTGATGAGAGCAAGGGATTTTCTCTGTTTGGTACAAGCAACAAAAAGCAAATCTGGACAAAGACAAAAATTATGCTCGGCTTTCTGTCTCTGAATGTAGACTACCCAGAGGTAAAGCAGATAAGAATTCAGGACAACACCATAAAGGTGTTTGATGATAATTTACTTATTGACTTTGAGTTTGAAAGATGTTATATTTTTGATACTATGAATGTTTCACATGAGAACAAAATATTGAAAGCAGCAAAAGATAAATATCAAGTGATAGACGACTTCAAGGTCACGAAGCTTGGACACCAGGGATATATGGACCCGATATTCAATAAGGATAACTTCGTGTCCGAGATACACTTTTACAACTCTATGCGTGTTGACGGCAACAAAAACATAACTGATATTGCTACAAAGTCTAAATTAACAAAAGAACAGCTCTATGACTTTGACTATTCAGATACGATGGTTATGTTCAAGTTAAAGCAAACACTAAACGATATGGGCATACATGGACTAGTAAAGAAGCACAAGGTCAATAAAGACGGCACATACCAGATAGACAAACTACACCTTGAGCACGTCAAGAGATATGTGAATCCGATTGATAACAACAAGTATCAAGATTCAGACAATGTAAAATTTTTATCACTATCCGCAAAGGAAATCCTAGATGGAAGAGTCCCTGAAGGGTAGAAACCTAGCAGGTATCATACCAATAACAGGAAGAGAGGACAAGCTTAATCTACCTTGGTCTGACTGCTTACAGCCGCTGTGTGATGGCGTGCTGGCCATCGAGCGGTCTGTGTACGAGTGTGCTACCATTGGCTGTAACTCTATATGGATTATATGTAATGACGACACGGCACCGCTGATAAAGAAGAGACTGGGAGATTACGTTGTAAACCCAGAGATTTATGAGTCTTGGCACTTCAAGCGAATGCCAGACTTGAGAATAGAGTATATACCTATCTATTATGTTCCGGTCTTACAAAAGGATAGAAACAGAAAGGATACGCTTGGCTGGTCTATATTACACGGAGCACTGACAGCATATATCGTACATAGCAAGATATCAAAGTGGGTTGTGCCCAGCAACTATTTTGTTTCGTTTCCATATGGCATATATAACATGAAGTCGTTAAAGTCAGTTAGAGGTGAGATTAGAGCCGGCAATAGGATATACGGAGAGTTTGAAGGAAAGACAGTTAGGGACAACATGTATTTACCATTTAGTTTCACACCAGAAGACTGGCTACATTTTAGAAGACAACTTAACGAAAACAATACTGGCGGAGATAAAAGTTTACCTATCGAAGAACGATGGTCCGCCAAGCATTTTACACTTGACAAAATCTTCAAACATGATACAATAGATATAGATAAAAAAGTAGAGATAAAAGATTTCTACACACTAGATTCTTGGGACGAACTGAAAGAGTTTTATAAATCAAATATGAAAATCCACAAGATGTCTAAAAATATGAATAAACCACACTTTATAAGAAAGGAAGATAGATGATCACTATCGAAGAAGTGTATGACGAAATTGCATACCATAGTAAAGAAGCAGCAAAGGTGCCTTTGACTTTTGCCACAATGACTACAGACCAGCAGTTGTTTTTCCGTGACTTGTTTAACGAAATAATGTACAATAAGGAAGAACAAGAAGAACTACTTGAAGACCTAAACTTAATTAAAACTGATTTGGAGGCCGTAATTGCAAACGTCCAAAAATAAACCTAGTATCCCTTTTGTCGGGCTTCATGCTCATTCCGTCGCAGGTTCACCTTTTGATGCCCTCGGCTATCCTAACGAGCACATGGACTTTGCCTATGAGAACGGCATGGACGCTCTTGCTCTAACGGACCACGGCAACGCCAATGGACTAGCAGGTCAAGTTCTTCACGCTAAAAAGATGAAGAAAGCCGGCAAAGACTTCAAACCTATCTTCGGTGTTGAGGCTTACTTTATTCCATCGGTTGCGAACTGGAAGAAAGAGTATGAAGATATCAAGGCTGCCGCAAAGAAGAAGTCAGAGTATGAAGACGGCTCATCAGGTACGACAGTTGAGAACGAAGCTTCAAAGAAAAAGATGAAGTCTGTTCTGAATCGTCGACGACACCTGATTCTTTTGGCACAAGACCAAGAAGGTCTACAAAACATTTTCAAAATGATTTCAACTAGTTATGTTGGCGATAACTTCTATCGCTATCCACGAGTTGATTATGCCTTACTCAAGAGATACAACAAGGGTGTCATTGCAGCCTCCGCCTGTCTTGGTGGCGTATATGCTGGAAATTATTGGGAAAACCGAGATGAAGGTCCTGATGCTGTCGTCGATGCCATGAGGCACACGACACAAAAGATGCAGTCTATCTTTGGCGACCGATGGTATGGCGAGCTGCAGTGGAACAACATCCCAGAACAACACGAACTAAACCAGTATATTATTCAGATGCACTATGAGTTTGGTATCGACTTGATATCAACTGCGGATTCTCATTACTACAATGAGGATGTTTGGAAAGACAGAGAGTTGTACAAGCGCCTTGGTTGGTTGGGCAAGGGTAGACCAGATTACTTATCTGAGGAATTGCCTATTTCTGTTGAAGAGATTGGGTATGAGCTATATCCCAAGAACGGAGACCAGATGTGGGAAGCATACAAGAGTTACTCCAAATCAGTTGGGGTAGAGTATGACGACCAACTTGTTCTGGACTCTATCAAAAGAACACACCACATTGCCCATGAGCGTATCGCAAACTTCTTACCAGACAACGAGGTTCGTCTACCAGGGTTTGTTGTACCAGAAGGTAGCACAGCAGGGCAAACTCTTGCTGCTTTGTGTGTTGAGGGAGCCAGAACCTTGGGCCTCGCAGACAACAAGGAATATGCGGAGCGCCTGAAGTATGAAGTCGATATCATTGATGGTCGAGGCTTCTCTAAGTACTTCTTGACAATGAAAGCTATTTCTGATATGGCTGTCGAGAAGCAGCTTGTTGGCCCTGGTCGTGGTTCTGCCGCTGGTTCCTTGGTGTCCTATGTTCTCGGCATTACGCAGGTTGACCCAATCAAGTACGGCCTTCAGTTTGAACGGTTCTTGACCAAGGGTGGCTCGGGCTATCCAGATATTGATTATGACGTATCCGACCCGATGGTTCTTAAAGAGCACCTGATTGATGAGTGGGGTGATGATACAGTTGTGCCTATCACTAACTGGAACACGCTACAACTTCGCTCTCTTATCAAGGACATTTCTAAGTTCTATGGTATTGAGTTCACAGAGGTCAACAATGTGACCAGCAAGATGGTCCACGAAGCCACGCCGCTTGCCAAGAAAGCACACGGCATTACGGCTGGTGTTTATGCTCCGACATTCGAAGAGCTAATGATGTATTCGGAAACACTCCAAAAGTTCTTGGAGAAGTATCCACACATCAAGACTCACGTCGAAACGCTCTATGGCCAGACTCGTTCTGCTAGTCGGCATGCTGGTGGCGTGGTGATTGGCGAGAGGCTAGATGAGTGGATGCCACTAATTAATAGTGGTGGTGTCCGTCAGACACCTTGGAGTGAAGGACAAAATGTTAGACATCTTGAGCCCATGGGTTTTATTAAGTTTGATATTCTTGGTTTGGCTTCTCTTAGAATGGTAGAAGGCGCTGTTGAGCGCATCCTAAAGAGACACCACGGAATCGAGAATCCAACATTTGAACAGGTCAGGAACTTTTACAACGAGCATTTGCATCCAGACAAGATTGACCTAGATGATAGTCAAGTCTGGCGCAATGTGTTTCATAAGGGCAAGTGGGCTGGCATCTTCCAGTTCACAGAAGCTGGAGCACAATCGTTTTGTAAGAACGCAAAGCCAGATAACATCACAGACCTTGCTGCTATTACTTCTATCTATCGTCCAGGTCCATTATCGGCTGGAGTTGATAAGATGTTTATCGGAGCAAAGCAAGAACCTGATGAGGTAGACTACCAGAATCAAACTGTTCGTGATGTAACGGAAGAAACATACGGCTTCCTTATCTTTCAAGAGCAAATCGCTATGCTTGCTCACAAGTTGGGCAAAGACCTGACCTTGGATGAGGGTAACAAGCTTCGTAAACTCTTAACTAAGAAAGGTACAGGGTCTGCTGCAGAAGAGAAAGACAAAATCTTTGATAAGTTCCACAAGGGATGCTTGGAGAAGGGCATGCCCTCACACGAAGCAAGAGAGCTTTGGAACAAGTTCGAGTACTTTTCAGGTTATGGCTTCAACAAGTCTCATGCTGTGTCCTACTGCATCTTGTCCTATCAGTGCGCTTGGTTGCTCAACTACTATCCGGCTGAATGGCTAGCCGCCTTCTTGGATAAGGAGCCAGAGACTAGAAAGGAGCGAGCTATCGCCACCGCAAAGTCAATGGGATATATTGTTGAACCTCTGAACGTAAACACTTCAGGTGTGAACTGGGAGATTAGCGAAGATAGCAAGACACTGGTTCAACCCCTGACTTCTATCAAGGGCTTGGGTGCTGTTGCTATCCAGCAGATTATAGAACACCGACCATTCAATACGATTGAAGAGTTCTTGTTCCACGACAAAGTAAAGTATTCCAAGCTAAACAAGAAAGCTCTGGATGCCTTGTGTCGAGCCCAGGCTCTTAACGACTTGGTTGATGAGCGATTCTCTGGTCTCCGACACTTTTGGTCTGCTACTTGTGTTGACAGGCCACGGAAGCTTAAGAACCTGGAAGAGAATATCACCAAGTATGAGATGGAGGGAGACTTCAGTGAAGAAGAAAAGCTAGAATCCCTTGTTGATTTAACGGGAGTGTTTCCGATTAGTTCGGTCATCACTGAGCACGTGCGAGGTAAACTTAATGAGCTTTACATTCCGCCTATCTCGGAGTATGACCCAGAGCTTGGTGTGACTTGGTTCATCCCGCGAGAGTGTAAACTAAAGAAATCAAAGAACGGCAAGAACTTTTTTGTCGTCAAGGTTATCGATGATAACAACGAAACAAATACAATCAGATGCTGGGGTGTTGACCCAGAGAAAGATATCATACATATCAATCGACCCTACATGGCAAGGCTGAAGTATGATCCAAACTGGGGTTTCTCAACCTTCAGTGTTAGAAAAATGTTCAAGCTATTAGCATAAGGAGATAAACATGGCTTTACTAGATGAAAACAACAGGGTCAGGGTATTCTGCACAAACCCAGACGCAAAGTTGCCTCACAGGGCACATAGAACAGATGCTGGCATGGACTTTTTCTTTTGTCCGCATGAAGGTGTAGCTAAAAGAATCATGCCCGGTGAAAGCACTCTGCTCGGCACAGGTATCAAGATGGAGGTGCCACCAGGCTGTATGCTCCAGATTATGAACAAGTCTGGTGTTGCCAGTAAAAAGAGTCTTGTTACTGGAGCTTGTGTCGTTGATGAGGGGTACACAGGAGAAATCTTTGTAAACCTTCACAACATTGGTTCGGCACCACAATACATTGAACCTGGACAGAAGATCGCCCAAGGCGTCTTCGTGAGAATTGAAAAGCCTATTTTGTGGGAGATTGGCGAAGATAGTATCTACGGCGCACAAACAGCTCGTGGCTCTGGTGCTCTTGGTTCAACGGGAGATAAGTAATGGGCTTTGCTAGAAAACTAAAAAGAAAGAACATGGTGGGCCAACGTAAGCAGTTCATGAGAGACTTTAAAAAAGCCATGACCAACTTCAAGCTTCAAGTTAAGTGCTCTGAATGTGGTAGATACCCAAGAGAGGGCGAAAATATTGATGAGTGGAAAATCAATAAATATTCAGAAAGTATTGACTTAGTGTGTACAGACTGCTATACTGTAGAAGAAAGTCAAGGAGATGAAGATGAAAACAGCACTGAGCTTTGATGATGTACTGCTAGTACCAAAGATGTCAAAAATACAATCACGTTCCGAGGTAAGCCTCTGTTCGTGCTTGAGAGAAGAATACCACGAAGAGGATACAGATAAGAAATTACCCCATGTTGCATTTTCTCTTCCGATAGTATCTTCGCCAATGGATACAGTAACAGGCAGAGATATGGCCATCGCTATGTCAGATGCGGGAGGTCTAGGTATTGTACATAGGTATTGTTCTATCGAAGAACAAGTGGAGATGGTTAAGCCAAAAGAACTGGAAGAGGGCTTTTTTCGTTCGCTTAGTAAAAGCATGGTGCCATCTGGAAAGTTAAACCCAGAACACCCTTGGTTGTCTGCTACTAAATATGATATCAAACACCCTGCTGCAGCAATCGGCGTGACAGGCGATTATATGGAGCGAGCA